TTTTACCCGGACTTTGCCAAATGGCTATGCATTGTACGATACCTAGGCAGTAGCACATCAATGCCTATGCTATTTTATCATATTAAAAATATTTTGCAATCATTTTGAAACAACAAATAAAAAGCCGGAATACACCGGCCTGACTCTCTGTGGGAAAATATTGGGGTATTTCCGAAAGGGGTAGAGAGCCAATAAAAGTATATTACATATTCACATGTATGTAAACTCTAAATTATTTAATTTTTCTTAATTTTAATCCGCAAATAAAAAGCCAGCTTATAGCCGGCTTTTGTCCCATTGTCACTGCATAAACTGTATGAAAGAGTGACTACGAAATTATATAGCATTTCTTCAAAACTTGCAAATCGTTATCTTAGTAAAATATTGTAAGCTCGATGTTTAACAAAAAAAGGCTACTCTCTGGTGTGGAGAGTAGTTAAATCTGAAGGTATATAATATCTTAATTCTAATAAAAAATCAACAAAGATTATGTGATTTTGCAAAAATTTATTGATTTTTTTTGATTTTATCTTATAATATGTATGTGGATATAATCCATTTATGCTCATCTACCGTGATGTAGAAGGAGTTTCTGATTACGTCATTTAATTTATTAAATGGCGTTTTTTGTTTTTATATATCGCTATATTCTGCCTTATTATCTTCATATTTTTTAATATAATAGCTCTTTTTTATGCTAAAAAAGCCGACATAAAGCCGGCTTATCGTCCTCATGAACAAATAATGGGGGGGAAAAAGGGCGATACAATCATTAAGTGATTGCTTATATACTATACTACTTATATGTTGAATTGTAAATAAAAAAAGCTACTATCTGGTGTGGAGAGTAGCTTAATCTTGTTGTAAACACTTTCTATTTTGCCAGTCTTGAGGAAAACCTAATGATGATAAAATATAATTGTGATTTATCGATTTAACGTGTTTAGATAATTGCTGTGCCCTTTTTCGCAACGAATTATTCATTATAGCAAACTGATGCTTTTCAAGAAACATATTCATTGTTATAAAGACATTATAGACATCTTGTCTTGGCGAATCAGGATTGATTTCATAAAATGAATGAAGTTCTGGAAGATATAGCGTATTATTTTTGCATTTAAATCCTAAAAACTTGTTGCCATGTGCTACAATGTTTCGGACTTCACATATATTATTAAGGTAAGACAATATATGTGTTGGAGTTACTATAGTATTCTCAATATTTAAATTTCCTCTTAAATATTGGCTGAATATTTTTGCTATCTTATTCTGTTCCGCATCCTTCATGTGCTTATAAAACATAATAGTTTGACCAAATGTCATGTAATTACATAATACCCAAAGAGGTACATTATGATGCTTTTTCATATAATGTTTGACAGAATTATCGTCCTTTTCTCGCTGCTTTCTTGTGATGATTTTTGAAAGATATGCTATTGTTTGAGTTACATCTATGATATCGTTGTTCTTAAAACTTTTTGCATTAAGATATGAAAAGTCCTCTTGGTGTTCTTCAGAAAAAACATAGGCAATAATAGATTTGATATGCTTTTCTATTTCCATGATTGTTTTAAAGAAAATTCCTTTTATCTCTTTATCAAAATAATAAACGTGTGAAACTTCATCAAATGTTGCTCCATTTATATAATAATCATTACCATTCATGAAGAATTTACTATAATAGTTTATCACATTATAGTAGTTATTAAGTAATAAATATGACTTCGCTTTCTCCTCATCATCAAAGTATAATCCCCTATTTTTCATCAACTCAACTTGTTCTTCTAAAGTCTTGAATGGTTTAGCCATGTCGATTCCTCCTATACAAAAAAGCCCCTCAATTAAGAGAGGTTTTTTTGCGCAAATAGGTCCGCTTAGGATTCTCTACCGCTGTTCCTCTCTAGTATATGTATTTAATGCTAATAAATTCACGAAAATTATATCATATTTACTATAATAATACATCTTTTTTTTACATTTAAAAAGACCACCCATCCCTGAAGGAATGAGTGGTTATTTTATATATTAGACTTCACGCAGCGGACCAGCATATAACCAGATTTTACGGCCTCCGACATTTGCCTGCACTGAATTTGTAGGTTTATCCACCGCAAGCACCTTAAATTTCTTGTCACATTTCCAGTAATCACCTACGCTGAAAACTTGTGACTTTGTTATCTTACCGTTCTTATCGCATTTGGTAAGTGGTCCCGCCTGAATGGAGTTACCGCCGTTTCCGGTCATCTCCTCGCACCAGATGCTATCCATGTTGGCCAATACCTGGTCTACGCTATGCACTCCTGGAATTGTGAAGTATTCTCCAACATGTAGGATCTGATCAGGCTGTGCTGGTTTCGCAGGCTTGGAAGGTTTCTTATGTTCTGCAGGCTTATTACCTGGCTTCTGCTCTGTGCTATTTGCTTTCAACTGGAAACCTTCTGCAATGCCGTCTACAATGCCCTGTGCGACGGATTCTTTGCTTGCCTGGTATTCGGCCATATCAGCCTTGTTGTCGATAAAGCACGTCTCTAACAAGGCGGAGCTGATGCCTAAACACTTACATGTATAAATCACCAGCCAGTTTGTCACCTTGACACCGGAGCCACCACGCTTCACGAAGTGCTTTCCCAGCTTGTTCATGATGGCCTGCTCAACATCAGTATACTTCTCACTGTCTGTTACAAAGATTTCTGTTCCGTGTCCGGATCCATCGAATGCATTGAAATGTACTTCCAGCACATAATCATACTTACTGATTTTGAATGTACCGTTCTGCACATCATAGAATGCGCTGCGATTTTGATTGTATACATCCACAGTTGCATATTTTCTCAGCTTCGGCGCAATCAGGTTGACCAGCTCTCTGGTAAGGTTAGCTTCTTTGTATCCGCATCCGGAAGCTCCTTGATCACCTGCGCCGTGTCCTGCTATAAGTAAAATTTTCATAACTAATTTTCCTCCTGTACCTGTTTAGGTAATTTGTGCACCGTTCGTAGCATGACCTCGACAGTCCCATTTCCGCCGAGCGCTTTGTATGGTTTGTTTAAATATTCTAATTCTTCAAGATCATCGGCATTGATACGGTTATTTCGGATATGATATTCACATTTCTGGATGATGCGGTCATGCAACAATGCCTTGATGCCGTTGCGTAGAGCCATGATTTGGATGATTAAATAGCTTGACAGAGACACCAGAAAACACAGAATCACCCAATAGTCTTTTGTAAATTGTAACAATTCCATGCACTACTCCTTTGTATCCACCGCAGCTGCGACCTCAGAGGGCTTACCGTTTAAAATGTTGATAAACGTGCTGTACGCATCCTTGATATAGCGCCATGCTGCTACGCCGATTGTAGCGGCAATCATAGCCACAGTGATGAGGTCATGCACCTGCTCATTGATATCTGGCACGTACTGCGTAAGCAGCGTAGTGGCTGCATCTACAGCGGCAACCATCAGCATAGTGCCAAAGACCAGCACCAAAGCTTTTTTAACTCCCTGCCACAATCGCTTGGCATCAAAATGCTCCCCTGTGATATTGATGTTGTGGTAAAGGCTCAGCACCACGTTAGATGCAAAAGCCAGTAGTAAAATAGCATAGCAGACCAGCACCATGCTAAGGTCTGCCAGTAAAACAGTGTAAAGCATATCCATGTTTCTTCTCCTTTCGCCTGTTAAGGCATATTTAAAGAGAGCCTATGAGCGGCTCTCTAATTGCTGTATTCTGTGCTGCAGCTGCGATATCTCAAAGTCTCGTTTCTGCAGTTCCTGTTGAATATTTTGTGTATTCTGTAAATAATTTTGTTCAGCACAAGCAATCTTTGCATCCAACTCTTGCACTGCTTTAGAGATATATGGTATGACAACTTCTGGATTTATCGCTAGTGTACCACCCAAATTCTCGACAAGCTGCGGATCTATTTCTTGTAAATTTTGCGCAATATAACCTATCGATCTTTGAAATCCTGTCTTTTTAAAGATATAGGATTCATGCTTAAATCTTCTTATCGCATCAATTCCACATACATCAGTATCCATAATATTTGCTTTAAGTTTAGCATCAGATACCCATGATGTTTTGCAATAATAATCTGCTCCTGTGACATCTTCGTATTGCAGATAATCAGTGCTGCTATCAGGATGTCCATGATATATTTGTCTGATATTGCGAAAACCACCTCCAGTAACATTAGAAACGACCACGTAACCTTTTCCATTTTTAGGCTGAACTGGAAAGTTCGATGATCCTAAAAATATATGTCGCTCCGTCCAACCTGATGGATTTAAGCCAAAATTCAGTGTGTACCATGATGCACCGTTATTACCGTCAATATCTGTTTGTCCCAATGATAAAAACTTTGCGCCAGTATCAGCCGATAGTAATATACCTCTGCTGGTACTGCTAGTGTAAGATGATGCTATTCCTCCACAATGATTACTGTTAATAAACAAATCCATGCGGCCATTACCTATTACTACCTTTGTATTTTCTGTTCCAAGACTTGTAAATGATCCCGTCAATAATGCATTATCAGCTTTTAACTTTCCTTCATGCGTCACATAAAATGGAGCACCTGTCATAGATTCTGCTGTGCTGCCTGCATAAAAAGCATACGTCCCGGCACTTTGCATTACAGTATATTTACCATTGTTTTGTGCACTCAATCTTAATGCTCCGATATCAAACCCGCCAATCTTACCAGATGTGGCAGTGACCGTCCCAGTCATAGTTAGATTTCCGTTTGTATCACCATACAGTACCCTACTCCCAGCATTGTTATAAATGGATAATGCTCCGTTATTTACACGTAATCCTCCAGAATTGATCACAACACTCATATTGCCTGTCACTTCTGATTGAGCAGGCGCCCAGTAAGATGGGTCAATAGCTGAATTAGCTTCACAGAGAAAAGGTCTATTAAAAGCTATACGCCCTTTAAAATCTCTGCCATATAGATATACTCTTACATATTCTACTTCTTTATCCTCTACCTCTACAAACTTACCTACCCGTACCCATTTATGAGATATATCTCTGACAGAACCTGAACTTCTAGTGCCGTCAGTATAATATATATTGATGATATAAGTTGCAAGTGGATTTGTAGGCCCAGCCACATAATCGGAATTTGTCAAAAATTCAGTGGACATATAAAATCCTTTTACCTTACGTCCTATGTCTATACGTTGATACCAGTTACTGTTCGCAGTTCCATCAAATGCAGTGGATTCTAACCAAAGCGCACGCCCTGTACTGCTTCCCCATGTCGTTGCTCTGCCACCTGTACATGTCGATGCCAATGATTTGTTCCAACAAGCTGTATCATTTGTAAAATCAGAATTCTCTATGAGATTTATTCGATTATATGATTCCTTGATACCCACTGATAAACTATCCACCTTTTGTGTGATGGTTGAGCTTATGTTATTTACGGTATCCTTGGTCGCATATGTATCGCTTACTGTTGTTTTAAATCCGTTAACATCAGCAACCAAAGAATTAAGCTTAGTTGATGTATAAGATGCAGTAGATTCAACTGAAGACACTCTGCCAGTCAATCCATTTACACTTTGTTCAAACTGTGTCTGTTTACTCGTTACACTTGTCAGAGTGGAGGTATGCTCACCAACCGTGCTGTTAATACCGTTTACGGTCTGTGTAAGACTACTATAATTGGTCTTTAAGGTTGATACATCACCTTTAGCTTGTGACATGTCGGTAATCAGTGATGAGATTTTACCCTGCTCCACGGATAACGCTGTACTCAGTGTGCTTATGTCACCGGTGATAGTGTTATACACTACAGATAGAGACTGGTTTGCTCCATCTACCAAAATATGACTAGACTTAATGACCTCTGTACCGTCATTTATCTCTTTGACCAATGATGTGATGTTTATCTTGTCTCCCGATATGTTGGCGTTATCAGCTACCATGCTATCCACGATAATTGGCCGTTGTATACCGGACGCGGTTATGCCGGTTGCATCAAACATCAACTTGCCGGTGGCATCCCAGACATACATGTTGTAGTCTCCGGATGCATCTTTGCCAATTTGTACTCTTGGCCTTGTGATATCTTTAATCTGGAGGGTCTCACCAAAAATATCCAAACGGCCTGATTGTGACTTAAAGTGTATGCTGCTTGCATCAATCGTACCGGCTGTTACTTTATCAGCTGCTACACTGTCAATCATAGCCGACTTTATCAGCGCATTGGATATCGTTGTGTTGTCAGCATTTAGGACTATAGTCTGTGTACTGCCTGCTGTCACACTGCCTGCGAGCAGGGTATTGACACGCTCCAAATCAACATCCAGTACGTGCACCTCGGCTTTGGTGGCATATAGGTCCTGCACGTACTCTTTAGATACGTAGGATGTCTCTATGATTGCTACCTTTGCAGTAAGCTCTGTGACGTCCAGGTTTTCAATTTCTGCGTCCAGAGCCATGAGCTTTTTATTGACCTCCAGGTAGTTTGTGTTGATGGTCTCAAACTCGCCCTCAAAGGCCGTAATCTTATCGGTGATGACTTGCTTTGTGCTTACGAGGTCTGAGTAAGTCCTATCCACTTTTGTTTGTAGAGGGCCTTTATAGCCTGTATCCTGCTCCTGCTCGGTCTTGCCTTTTGACTCTACGGTCCCGTAAAATCCACCGTCACAATTAAACTCATAGTCCATGAGAGGGATAACATAAGCATTGCCGGCGTTATCCATTACACGCACGAGGTCACCTGCCTCAACATCAGGTCGAGCCATACGCCAGTTTAGTTTGGCAGCTCTGTACGTAAAGCCCTTAATCCGGTTGTATAAGACAGTGATGCGCTCCTGAGTCATCCCGGGGCAACTAAAATAGATACCAACGCCGGTTCCCGCAGACACAGAGTGCTCCTCGTCGATTGTACAATCCAACCGGTTAATAAAGGTGTCTTCCTCATCCATTTCCAGCGGATCAGCAAATCGGCTCGGGGATATAGTAAGACCTGCGTCGGTATACCATACCAGCCTGAGCTTACCGTCTTTATCCATGACAGCATTTTTGCCACAGTACGCAGCGAGTACACTTACAGCCTCAATGATAGTAAGCCCCTGCAGGCTATCGACTTTGTAGGTAACATCATCAGCTCCGCCTGCATACTCAATACCTATTTTTTTGCATTGCTCCTGCAGGATAGCGTCTATCTTTTGATTACCGGACAAGCCAGTAAAAAACCCTTTATAGCAAAGGGCAAAGTTATCATATGCGGTAAGCTTTATAAACTCCCCAGAGCGTACCGGCTTTTCAAGGTTATAGACACCTTTTTTTATCCACTCGACTGTACCGTCATCCAGCTCCAAGCCGATGTATGGTATTGCTTGACGTCCTTTAAGGATAGTGTTTTTAGGCACGTCTGTGAGGATAAACTCAATATAAGATGACACAGCATCCCCAAACGTGATTTGTTCGGATGAGTTTGTGCCGCCTTTAAGCTTAAAGCTCTTTATGCCAGTATACGCAGTACCTGCAATGTCGATTTTCAGCCGGAAGTGGCGGCCAGATTTGGATATCGCTGTTTTATACTTATCGGATGTGGTTATCATTGTACCACCTCCTTGTGCTAATCTTCGATTTTAAGCATAAATTCCACTGATTCAAGCTCATTCGCTGTCAGCTCCACGCGATCCAATTCGTCGAGGGTAAGCTGGCGCACGTCAATTTCTTCCTCTAATTCCAAGAGCTCCTTATATTCATCAAAATACTTCTTGCGAGCTGTTAAGTCATCATCTGGTATAGAGTAATTGCCGTTTTTCTCGACACCATATTTTTTGATTAAATCCGTGCGCTGCTCCTCTAAAAATACAGCCTGCTTTTTCACGGATTCCAGCGTCTTTTTGATATGGTATGACTGCTTTACAGGTAAAGCAGTGTTGAGCATCTTACCAAGCGCTGACTGTGCGTCTACAATCTGTTTGTTTTTAAGCTGCATTTTTGTTACCTCCTGCCAGTTCCGCAATGATTGCATCCTGCTCCGTATAAATCTCATCCTCTGCTGCAGCTTCTGCCGCTCTTATCTCTGTGCGATTAGCCTTATAGATAGTCTGATTACTAATATAATGCGTCAAGTTTGCATTTTCCGGATTGCCGGTATTGATTGTAGCTCTTACCTGCTCGACCTGTACATTGTCCACCATAATGTCTTTTGTAATCTCGATATTTTTATTTGATTTTGTAGTTACTGCCATAATATCCTCCTTATTGCTGTATTATTTTTACAGTCGCTTTTTTGTACCAATAGATGCCATCACCTAAGAACCCTATGTGCTCCTCGTTGATCGTACCCCGATATGATGTGATAGAGAGATTTGCACCTCCGCCGCCGTTAAAAACAAAAGGGAAGAATCCTGCAATCAGATTTTTTCTGATTTTAGCCATTTCTGATTCTTGGAGTACTCCCCACTCAATCGTTACCGTTTTTTTCTCGGCCACGACGTCACCAGCCATAGCGCCGCTTGACGTACGTCCGGTGTTACTCGACCATATGATCTCGTTGTCAATTTTTATTACGGTAGGCGCAGGTAGCGCCACACCGTTTGCCGTGAGTATTGCCATACCCGCACCTCCTACATATCTATAGGACACTTACCATTTTTGCGAGTATCCTTGTTTACATTATCAACGACTTTTTTCGTTACTTTTTGATCGTCAATATAAACATCAGTATCTTTATTCCTGATTTCTTCCTTAACCTCATCAAATTTCTGCTTCAAACCTCTCACTTCTTCAATGAGGTCCTTCATGGTTGTTTTATCTGTATCACTTTGAGACTCCTTCCATTCATGCTGCACATTCAAGCTACGCTCGCCTGCAAACGCGATCGTCGGCTCCTGTAGTGCTGCCTGCATAGCTCCTGACATGGATTGAGATAAGCTCTTGACCTGTCCTATAAACCTTGGTGTGCTTGCTGCCAGAGTCTTACCGAGCCCCTCCATCATATGTGGCATCCATTGCTCATACTCTCGCAGAGGGCCAGTATCTGGTCGTGTAAAGTGTAGCCATGATGCAACGATGTTAGCAGCATTTTTAACTTGGCCAGCCACTTTCCACATATTTTCTGATATTCCGTTTGCAAAACCCGAAATCATGTGGTTACCCCAAGTGTAGGAGCTGCCACCAAGACCGCTCAACCACGATGTAGCTTTATTTACACAAGATTGTACGGTTGATTTTATATTAACCGTACCAGATCCCTTCCTAAACTTCTCCATCATGTTTTTGGCCTTATCGTACATATCGTGGTACATTTTATTGGCAATCCATTTTGTGGTGTCGCTTAGATTGCTTGTAACAGATGACTTCATTCCTTTACTGCTAGAGTCCACGGTATTTTTGGAGTCCTTAAAAGTGCGTGAAATGTCATTTTTAATAGATCCGCACTTGTCAGACATAAAGGTGACCAGAGGTCCCCATGCATTTTTAGTATCATTGCTCATGCCACGGTTTGCACCGATTAGAGAGTCTCTTGCGGAGTTAAAATTATGTTCTATAGCTTTTCCGGCTTTTTCTGAATTGACACTTACATCATTTCTTACGGTGTCGATGGAGTCTGCCACTACGCCCTTTATACTCCCCCAAGCGCTTTCCGTGTTCTTGTCAGATCCGTTCCACACTTCGCTGATTTTATCTCCAATTTTCCCAAAGATATCGCTTGCTCCTTTTTTAAGGTCTGACCATGTATCACTTAAGTTTTTTGATATTTTGCCCCACTTTTCGGACGTCCATTTTTTTACGTCATCCCATTTCTCGCCAACCCATTTTGCTACATTTTTCGCCGCTTTCTTGATATCGTCCCAATGTGTTACAATCAATGCAACACCAGCTGCTACTCCTCCAATTAGCAAACCGGTCGGCGAGAAAACTACCGAGCCAATGCTAGATAGTATAGGCCCTGCCTTGGCAACAATTCCTGTTGCTCCTGAAACAATTTTCCCTAAACCGCCTGACCCTAATAATGTTTGTACTCCACTTGCTACTTTTGGCAATACATCTTTTAAGATACCGGTTCCTAGAGATGCTAAAGATTTCAAACCACCTGATACAAAATTCAAAGCTGCACCTTTTAGATCAACCATTGAAAACACTGATTTCAAGCCCTTAATTCCTGCTAATAACGCTAAAAATACAGTTCCTGAGCCAGAATTGAAAAGACTTGTAATAACTCCACTAAATGCTTCCCATATAGCGCTTCCAACTTTAGAAATAATACCCCACCAATCAATATTCGAAAGGAATGTTCCAATACTTTTTCCGATTTGCCCCCAGTCGATCCCCTGTAGCGCTGTAAGCAGCGTATCAAGGATACCCAACGCTGCATCACTGAGTGTCATTCCAAAATCAGCCCAATTTATATTACTAAAGAAGGTATTTATACTCTTGGCTATGGTATCGCCCAGCTTCGTCCAATTGATATTTTCAACAAACGTGTGTACCGAGCTAATCGCTCCACTCAAACCTTTCCCAAGAGATTCCGTAAATTTTGGTAAATCAACACTGTACACAAGACCCATTACTCCGTCAGCAAGAGCCTTACCGATAGCAGGCCAGTCTGCTGTCGTTACAAATCCATAAAGAGCATCGATATGCGCTTGCAAAAATCCCCCCATTGTATGCCCTAGCTTATCCCAATCAACGCTATATACAAGACCGTTAAGCCCCTGAGCTAATGCTTTACCTATCCGCTCCCAGTTAATGCCAGTAAACAACAAATACAACGTATTTACGATAGTGTTGATTCCGGTGCCAAACATTCGCCCGATATTTTCCCAGTTGATTGTGTCTATCAAGCTGTTAAAGAGCTCACAAAACCCGTCGCAAAACTCTGTGATGGATTTGCCTAAGTTATCCCACGATATCCATTTTGTAAATGACGCTACAGCCTTATTGACCTGCTGCCCGATGAGCTTACCAATACCGGCATAGTCGCCCTTAGCCCACAGGTCTTTGAGCTGCTTGACCCATTTTTTGATAGGACCGTCATCGACCTCAGTCGGTGTGTAGACTGGCATATCGCTGCCGCCACCACCTCCGCCGCCAGAACCAGCAGAGTTATCAGCATCATCCAGTTTGTCAATCTCGTCAAATCCCATGAGTGACCTGCGAGCCTTTTCTGACGCTTTAGCTGCTTTATCAGCCGAGGAGCCATATGCACCCATTGCATCCTTTGCTGCATAGATACTGGATGTGGCCTGCTTTGTTGCTGACATTGACTTACCAAACAGAGCAGACATAAAAGCCGCTATATAGCCGGTCACAGTGGCCAACGCAGACATAAGCGCATTAAGTGCTGGCATGATTGCCTGAAAGATAGGCGTAAATGCTGTGGCCAGATTAGAGCGTATCTGATTTAAACTGTTTGCAAACGCAGTATTTGTCATAAGGGTAGCCCCAATGTTTTGAGCGAGTGCCATAATGCCTCGGCTCACTAGGGGGAATATCAGCGAGAAAATCGTAAACGACTTAATCAGCTGACCTACGCCCATATGAGCGCGCCCCATACCGTTAGAGGCCTTTTTACCGGCTGACCCTATACCAAGTAATCGGCTTGCAAAAGACGCCGCATGCTGTCCTGCTGATTTTAGCCCATTACTAAACTTATGCAATGCTGATGAGGCTAAGCGCTTTGTAAATTGCGCGATAGCACTGCCTGCTCCCCTTGCAGCACTTCTGACTAATTGTAGTCCTTTTTGCATACCGTTCAGTGCAGCAGATGCAATCTTGCCCTTTAGCCCGCCCATACTGCTAGCCAATTTACTGATGGATGCCGATGTTTGACCAGTTGTCCCGGAGGTCACCCCCATCTGTCTATCCATAGCGCTAAGAGTGATGTTTGTCCGAGCTGCAGCATCCTGCAGCTTAGCGATTTGTGTATCAAGCCCCATCACCTGCTTATCAAGAGCACTCTCAGCTTGTGCACTCATGTTAGGCTTATAAGATTCTAATAGTGTTTTTCGCTGTGCTTGTTTCGCAAGGATCTGATTGTCGTACATATCCATCATGTTTTCAAGCTCAGCATATTTCTGGCGGAACATTTCTGTGTCAAATTGCGGGTCAAACTTGACTTTAGGCTTGCGGATACTGATTCCCGGAGGCCCCCTCACACTAGGACCCTGTGAGGCTGTTGTGTTTGGCTCTGTGTCGCTTTGAGCCTTCTGATAAGGCATCTGCACACCAGACATTTGCTTGACCATGCCCGCCATCTGCTCGACGAAGGCTTGCATTTCAAGCTTTGTGCGATCAAGCGTAGCCTTTACGGATTCATTCATCTTATCCAGACTTGCCACAAGAGATTGCCGCAGGTTTTTAAACATATCCCCGCTCATAGCGTCTACCTGCTTGCGTATCCGGTCAGCTATCTTACTCGACTCTGCCTGTATGTCCTTGTCAAGGTCTGATTTTATCTCCAGATCCATTTGTATAGACCCTGCACTTGTTGCTCCCACATCATCACCTGCCTTTCTAAAAATAAAAAGGCTATGCTGCCATAGACTTAAACATAGCCTTCATTTGCTTCATAACTTCGTTTTTATTTGACTGTTTCAGCACCTGCTGCATTTGACGGTTACGCCATATATTACGGATACGATGCTGTTCTGGTGTAAAATGCTGCAAGATATCGTCATCATCCTCAGAACGTATTTTGATTATTTGACCTAGTGGCGTTTCCGGCATAATTCCCGATAGTAGAGTTACAAACTCACGCCACTCCATGTCATCATCGCCGACAGCAAATAAATCCTTGGATGGGTACTGCATAGCGAATGATGCTTCAATCAAATCCCAGTCCTCGAATATATCATACCAATGGTCAGTTACTTTTTTTCTGTCTTTTCCTCTTTTTCAAAGCCTGTATCTTCGTCTCCGATTGCGGCCATGATGACCTCAATGATATCCTGGACAACCGCAAAGGTGTAATCTTGCTCGGCAATGTAAGCAGCTGCTTCTTCGCCGAGTCCCATCTTTATGATATGGTCCATCATTTCCATGTCTTTTACTGGATCTGATTCTTCCTTCCCTCTCTTTTCTGTTTTCCGGATATAGGCCATCATGCACAAGACATTCGTCTTTTTCGTGTTAATCGGGTATTTATGCTCAGCATCTAACACCACTGTTGGTTTCTCATTACGACGTTTCAAACGTTCGATGATATTGTATTCTCGTGCCATAACTTACCTCTCTTACGCTGATGGCGTAGGTGCTTCTGTAAATACAGGCTTACCATCAACTATCATGTCAAATTCCAATGGTGCAACATCCTGAGATTCGCCACCAACAAGCGCCTTAATGTCTAGCACACAATCAAAAGCTAACTTACTACCATCCGGAAACTCTACGGCTGCCTTTGTCGAACAGTCGAGACCATCCTTAAAGGCCACCGACATAACATAATCATTGCCTGGATCGCCCACATTGCGTTTTCCCTTAAGTGACACCGTCATGCTCTTACCGGTCATCAAAGCGCGTCCCCATCCTTTCATATCCATAGGATTCCACTTAGACGTATTGCCTTCAACGGACAGAGAGAAGGATTCCATATCCTTGATTGTTACCATATCTTGTTCTGTCGAATCTTTGCCTTTTGTGCCAACTTTAAAATCGAGATCAAATACCGGAAAGACTCCACTTTTTACTTTTGCCATAAATTACTCCTTTCGCTCGTATGTGAGCCATGTTTCAATTACATATTCATAGATGCCTTCTCCGTCCGTTCCAACGGAAATCGGCTCGTCGCTCCTCATATCACATTTAATAACTCGGTAATCACCAATTTTCGGGTGCTGCCCGTAAAAAAGAGCATATATGCTTTGTGCTACACGCTCAGTTTCATCAGGATTTTTTGACCAATGCACAACGATAGATATGCCCTTGACAGCTATAGTAGTGTTTTGTAGGCCGCCTACAGCTAACATGCTGCGGTTACTCGTTAGATTGCGCACACAGACCGTTTTATCCTTAGATACGTCATAAGTGCCTATCTTCCAGGCATCTGCTGAAATCTGTGTTTTGAGCCAGTCCTTGACGTCTTTTAAAGTCATCATGCGATAAGCCCTCCACTTTCTTGTCGTAGAAATTCGCAGTAAGTATCGATGACCCATTGCTTGCCATCGCCATCCAGGTAGTAATCCATCCAATGATCTTGTGCGTTCGGGTTTTTAGTGCGCTGAAACGTAGCGTCATCTAAGTTAAAGTACCATCGGCGCGCATATGGTGTGTCAAATACAATACTTGATACTAGCTCAGTATCAATATGTCCGTCATCAACAAAACCGCTACGTTCTAGCTCTCCAATGTCTTTTGGTGCTACACCCCGAGATACAATATCTGACAACATCGCATGTGCTGTGAGCACGAGGGCTCGCTTCTTTGCTTTATCAAGCTGTGCCATCGCCTCCCGATTGATTTTAACCTTTACGCTTTTAACCCTCATAGCAAATCAATCTCCGTGCTATAGATAACACCCAGCAGTTTTGGCTTTCGCACAGCGTATACCTGCTTGCGCTCCGCACCAATCTGTACAAAGCCCTGGAAAGCTGTCTTGCCCTCCAAGGCCTGTACATCGCCATGTACGATAAGCATACCGCTGAGGGATATCTGCTTACTGTCTTTGCCGTATACAATCTTTGACTTTTCGTCGTAGATAGCTAAGCCATCATAGATAACAGTCTCGATAGGCCCCTGGTCCTCTGTGTCCTGCTCCTGATATACGACAACGTGTGTCGTAGCCTCATAGGAAGGAAACGGGAACGGGCTCGCAATTACAACACCAGGCATCTGAATCCTGTATCCTCTAAGAGGTTGATTATCTCTTGCGTAGTGCTGATACCGCCGTAGGTTACGTTGGCCATCTCGACTTTTGTGCTGCCTGCGCTATAGCCTTTTAACGGGCTATTGATATACGGACCATACTGCTTAATATAATCAGCCTGCAAGCAGACAGCACGCCTTATGAGCTCTTGCTGATAAGGCGATAGATTGCTGTAACCTTTGCCTTTGATGCGGCCAAAACAAAGGTGGTCGATGCTGTACTCCGCATCTTTTAAGGCCTTGGGTAGCTCGTCTTGTGATATGAGGGTACCGCTGTAATCAGCAGTGTAGTATTCAGGTGTTGCATACATGCTATTTACCTGCTTCCTTTTGTTCCTTTTCGTATTCCTTGATTCTTTTCTTTAACTGCTGGTTTTCTTTCTCCAAAGTAGCATATTTATTGTACTCGATTTTCTTTTTCGGAGAGTATTCCAGCAACTTTCCATCATCCCCGTAGATGTCATAGCCTTCCTCAAGATATGCTTTCTTCTGCTCTTCGGCAATGGTGTACTCTTTATTGTCTTTTAAAGCTTTCACTCTTATCCCTCCGCTTCTGCGTTGATAATACAGCCCTGTTTCAGCAGGTCATCAAGTAACGCGAATGTTCCATTGAAACGTCTGTTCTGATACAAGTATTTATCTGCACAGCGGCTGTCATGTCCTGGTGTAAATGCCTTGATATAAGAGTATTTGACGCGGGATACCTGTGCCTCAGGATCAATCATAATATAATTGATTTGCTTTCCAGCAGACGCTACCTGGAAACCCTCGGTGAAGTCAAAGGCAGTTTTCAATCGGCTTGCCGGTACTGTCTTGATAACACTGATATCGTCCAGCGAGCGTACACGTCGGTCAATATTCTTTGCACCACCAGACACCTCTAAGGTTCGCTGAATCCCTTCCGCATTCTTTAACTTTGTTTTAAACGCTGGAGTGCAATACATGATGACTCTTTCCAGAGGAACCCCTGCCTCTTCCATGATTTCAATGTTAGAATCAAAATCACTCAAAATGTTCGCTGTAGTCAGAGCATCCGTTTTAATATTCGCATTACAACGTTTAGCCTCTGTATACAACTTAGAGAACGTATAGCAATCCAGTTCAGGAATAGCCTGCGTCTTCTCAAAACGTGATTGAACGTTTGCCAAGGAAACAATCTGATTCGTTTCATCAACATCCATTGGGTCAATCGCGAATTCGATATCGCGATCATGGTCCAATGTCTTTGTTTCAAAGTCGTTACCATAAGAACCTGTGTTAAATGATAACGTCTTACGATTGTGATCTTTATAACCGGATACTGTGATTTTTGGTAATCGGATATCTTTTGTATTGATAATCTGAATGTCCTGATTTGTATTATACAACTCATTAGACATTAGCAAGTGCCCGTACATTTCAATGATACGTGGCCAAAATTGCGTTACATAATTTAATTCTGCCATTTATATAGCCCTCCTATTTTTTCTTTACTCCGAAAATATTATCAAGTTGATCATCGACACCATTTCCGCCTGCAGTGCCTTGATTCCCTCCACCAATCTGCTGGAATCCTCCTGCTTGTGTTGTGGACTTGAAATCAGGGAATGCCTTTAAAACTGTTTCAATGGCCGTTTTGATGTTGTCATCGTTCAGCGTACCATCTTCTTTTGTTGCGTTTGCACGGTCTACAAGCTTACTTAAAAATGGTACTTTTTCAGCCTGCACTCCTAGCGTCCCTGCTAATTCTGCAACTTTCGCATCAATCTGTGAGTTCAGGATTTGTGCTTTCAGTTGTGCATTTTCCTGCTGCATAGTCTGGATACGTTGTGCTTCTTCCTGCTGTTTAGTTGCCTGCGCCTGCTTATATTGATTCATTGCTTCACTGGCCTGTTCTGGTGTCAATCCCTGCTGCTTAAAATAACCTTGTAGCACCTTGTCTTCTGTTCCAGCTGAACGTTTTGAAACAACTTCTGCAAGCTTGTCATAATCAATCTGTTGAGTAGCGGTTCCTTGTGCTCCTGCTTGTGCACCAGCATTGCCACCTTCTCCGCTGCTTCCATCTTCTGCAAAAAGCTGAATATTCAACGGATATCTTAGGTAATTTCTCATTTTTAATTTCCTCCTGTTTATTCGGGTGTGCTCCCCTATCCTTTCGGACATGCACCTTTTAAAGCCTTGTCATGGTTGGGCATAATAAAGCGAACTATTTACGTCCGCCTTTACCTTTCTTTTTACAAGACATGTTAATCACCTCCTTAACTCTATACCGTCCTTCACTTCAAATGCTTACCAAAATACGGTAGTTTGCGCTTGGGTGGGTCTTTCACGTGCCTTACCTCTCTTTCCGTTCTTCCGCAAAAAATGCAGGTACGCTTTATTTTCAACGTCCTGCACATCAATCTTTTATCACAATACTGGCCTTCTACTATCTCACAATAGCTATGTCTGCACATGACTTTTACCAGCTTCTTTTATTTTCTTGTGATAGTGTGCTTGCATGCGGTATAAACCATCACTTTCATCATCATGTGTTTTATCGATCTTATAATCAAGTTCCTGCATGATCTTTTGTTGCTTCTTATTTGCCTTTTCCACGATTTCCCTCCACTAAAAAAGCACCCATCATGAGTGCTCAAAGTAAATCACTAATAACTATACCAGGTAGGTCTTGCGCCTTATCATCAACAAATGGACTTTTAAACCCATTCGTCCATTCATCAAATGCTTTTTTTACATCTTCTGGAGCATCCTTCCTCAACGCCAACTCTTCTAGATTGTTATCAATCCATTCAGGATATTCAAATGCAGTAGGTATCATTCCATTCTCTCCTTCAGCAATTTAAAAACTTCCAACGCGATTTCGCTTGGGTTTTCTGTTGTTAAAACTTGCGAAACACATTGTGCTAAAAATTCACTACTATTTATCTTTGCATAATTACCCAGCTCTTCATACACTTTATACCACTTTGGTTGCATAAACTCAATACTGAGATTTTTCATGGCCTGTTCTTTAAGTTCTCCTGAGATGGTTCCATATTTGCTCTTAAATTCTAACCATTGAGAATCAGTTGCCTTACTGGCGTCGATTCCCAATTCTTTTATGGTTAAATTTATTTCTAGCGCATGTGTGCATTCATGCACAATCAATGACTTAGGAGTCATATTCTTATATGTATGGCCTCCGTTTATATCTTTGTTGATGGACTGTAATAACGCTGACCTATCAGAGAATATTTTACCGACTTTTATAGTGGTAGATACCTTCCCTTCGTTTATTCCTGTTTCACTGTATGCATATTCTTTTTCCGTTGAAGGATCATATGTTATCTTACTGACAAGTTCCTTAAAAGACGGAAATTCTTTGTTCATTTTCCTTATGCCTTCTTCTATATCCGGCATGAGTTCGTCCGATATCTTATTTCCTTTCACTTTTTGTATATCTTCTGAACTCATCATGTTTTTTATATTTTTAGCATCATAAATCTTTTCACGTCTGCTTTGACGTTTAAATTCAGGATGCCTTTTCAAAAAGTCTCTCAGATTTTTCTGCGCTATTCTCAGATTATGCTGTGCTTCTTTCTGGTCTTCATCCTCCACAGTCCCCGCGAGTATCCTCTTACGCTTACGTATCTCGCGTTCCAGCTTTCGCTGCATCTGTTCATTGTTGTAATTCTCCAGAGCCTTTTCTGGGTCTTGTGGTTTTGGCATCCTTGTCACACCCTCAAAGTAAGTAGCTAGAGTGTGCCGGCAATTAGGGTGTAAAAGGCCAGCCTTGATAGCATCAGAAAGCAGCTTATACTTACTCTTGTATTTTGCTATATACTCCTTGCTAGGGTGACTAAACACATCATCAATGAGTATTTGCCCCTGCCAAGGCAAACAGAGCTTACAGGCATTTGCATGAGCTGATACAAAGACCAGATGCACACCGAGCTCGTCGCGCTTACTACCCTCACCGAGCAGAGTAGCTCTATGGCTTGCTGTGCGTAATGCCATTTCTGCATAATCTGCTATATTGACATAGCGCATAATCTCGCCGTTTTTATCTTTATAGGCTATACAGTTGACGCCCTTTGCAAGAAAATCCTCTGTAGCCTTATCGATTGCCTTGCCAAGTGATATAGCCCCGCTGGACAGCTGAAACTCAGTCTTAAAGATTGTTTGACGGTACACGTCATCCATCTTGCGGTATACAGCTTGTTGCACATCCTCAAAGTCATTTTTTGTTGATTTGATCAGTGCGTCAAGCTTTTTCTTGTTCATGCTGAAAAACTGTTTTTCCTGTGGAGGTTCTTCGCCAGGCAGAGCAGTGCTGACTCCATCCTGCGGCAGTTTAATATCAGCTTTACGCTCTCCTACGCTAAAGTGATTACGTAAGACCTGCTCAATCGCTGCGCTGATTCGCTTTTTAAACCTGTATATGACGCTGGTTGTCTCCTTGCGGTACTCCTGCAAGTTACGCAGTTTAGCCTTTTGCCACATTTCCCAGCTAAATCCGTGCGCCTGTTCTTCAACTTTATGATTGATAAAGTTACGGCGCAGTGATGCCACGAGCTCCATCTCCATTTCCTTGAAGATATCCCTCAGAGCATATGGGTCCTTTTCTTTCTTTGCCATTATTCATCCTGCGGATAATCGTCTGGTGTAGGTGTCTTACCACCTAGATCATCAAACTCTGATATAACAGGCTCTTGTGTTTCCATGACGCCATTCTCAATACGTAGCCGCTTTATTTCTTCCGCTTTCCATTCCTCATCTTTACTATCACCATACATTTCATCCACTGATGCCTCAACCGACATAATGACTTTACCCGGTCTTGCTTTGGCAACGGTTTCCACTGTCGCTTCAAATGAGGGGCTGGCATATTCACCGAAATTTACAGTCACTTCAACATCATCACCGCTTGAATGCTTTGTGTATTCATCGTATGCCTTGATGGCACAGTTCACAAGCATTGGCAATGTCTTTTGAATAGCCTCTATGATGATGTTTCTTGTATATAGCGTAGTCTTCTCTTTTTCTCGCTGCGCCTCCGCGTTATCCATCTTTTTTGTGTCGATGCCTAATGTTGATGGGGAAATGACGCCTTGTAAACACAGATCTAGAAAGGAGATATACGATTGCAGATAATTTTCTGATGGTATTACAGGTTGTGTCACATCAATCTGGTTTTTACCTTTTTCCTGCATATTTCCTTCGACCATTAAGAAACGGTCATCATATTGATTGAACGCTAGCATCTGTCCGGTTTCCGGGTCACGTGGAATAAGTGCATCAGGGATGTATTGTTTTGTCCTAGCCGCTCTCACTGCATCAGCCCATTGACTGATAATCTCATCAAGGCCATCAAACGAAGAAGTCTTTTTGTCAAAGATGCTTTCACCACGGTTCTCCCACTTGGTGGAATCTTTGATTTTAAATGGTACAGCCATTGCAAAGCGTCCCATGACTTCATTCTCACCGTTTTCGTCCGGTAGCTTATACCCGGCAAAGGCCACATCAATGAGCTTAGCAGTCTGCGGTATCGTCGACAAGGGAAGCGGGTCATCTATGCCCCATTCTGTCAAGACATTTTTGACATATCCTTTACCATAGTGCTCATACAGCACATATCGTTTGTGTGCATACTTATACTCTGTCTTAAACACACACTCAACAAAACGCCCTCTCTCATATACAATCTCTACTTTGTCACCTGGTACAAACTCTATGATGGGGTATTTTGATAGCTTGGTGTCGAATGATATTTTAAAAGCACCATCTCCTATGGACAGTGCATCTTTGATTGCCTTACGCAACACCTCGTCAAATTTGTTGTCTTTGCTTATCTCATCCCAATCTAATTGTCGATTTGCCACATCAATGCCGTTAAGGTCACGTATGACGATATCAGTCAACACCTGGACCATCAGCGCAGGAAGGACGGAGTGAATCTTACGTATCTTAATACGTGGACTTGCTGCCCAAAAATAAGAATTATCCCTAGGCAACTGCTTGTAAAACTCATCCAGTTCCTCTGGGTCGCCGCGCATCCATATTCTATTTTTGATGGCATTTGACTCAAAGCTAAATGTTTCGTTCAGATAATAAATGTTTTTTTGCGCAGGTGTGATATCAAGCCATGCTCTTATCACGTTCTTTGCTTTATTAAATAATTTCATTGCCTCACCCCTTCCTATTCCTGTGTCCTAATATATTTCACAAATGGTAACCAACCATACTGGCTTGCGTTTATCGTGTGGTCGTTTCTGTCCTCTGGTTCGTACTTATCTTCTTGCCAGCTGTATACCTCTAACTCCCGTATGTGGTGTACACAGGTATCGACTACGAGATAATCGCCGAAGTATATCCACCCCTGTTGCATATGGATACGGTCGATTATTGTAGTTTCCTTCCAAGCATCATTAAACGAGTAAATACATGGATGCGTACGTTTATACTTATACAACTCTGTCAAAGTCGCCTGGTCTGCACTGTCAACAAACACATTTTTCGCGAATCCCCATGCTTTACGGTTACGCTCCAAAAAATCTAGCAAGCGTTTCACAACATCGCTAGGTGCTAACGGTATGTTAAGATCTGCGTTGTTATAAACTTCCTCATCAAGTATAACGACTTTCCCGCACGTTGTGATGCCCAGAAATAGCAATGCGATCGTATCTGGGCTATTAGCTGAATATGACGTATCCACACTGGCACTAAAATACCGATACACAAACTTTTTCGCATCAGCTTTTGATATGACATTCTTTTTTCTACCGAAATTCGGAAATACAAGCCCTGTAGCACGACCACGTAGGCCAAGAATCTTATTCTTATACATTTTCGTGCCAGGTGCCACTGCCTTTTTCTTGCGCTCTATGGCTTCCTGCGTAAGCGCTGCATTGTCATTAAAGTTGAAATACCAATGTATCCAGCCTTTCTCTGCTGGCTGATTCAGCATATCAAGCAGTTCTTCCGGATAATCCTTCCGGTATCTTTTTATGGGTCTTGAACGGTTGAGGAACTCATCATATACAGGAAGAGAAGGATCATCAGGGTTTGAAGTCGTCATCATGTAAACACAGCGGTGGGATATCTCACGCAAAAACTCCATATCAGCAATGTTTACCTCATCAACATACACACATCCTACTTGACCGCCTAGGACCTTCTGCCAACGTTTCTTATTGTCGTAGCCACAGATATACACGATCTTGATGCCTTTATTTGTTTTGTACTCAATATGAGGTAACCTTATCTTGCCTTTTCCCGATGGGTGATAGTTTGCCACCTTTTCGAATTGGTCCAATAACATACGCTCGCCATTGATAACGTTCTTCTCAACTGTTCCTAGGTCTGCACCCGCTATTACATGAAACCTTATGTCTGATGCTGCAACCTTGCACATGAACTTGAATATGCCGACTGTAGTCTTTCCACAAGCTGTTACACCCTCAAGGAACTCGCGATCAGTATCTACACGAAGGAAATCTTTGAACTTAGGGGATAACAGCAACATAGGCTGTGTCATACATCATCATCCTTTAAAGGTTGCATTTGTTCTACAATACCTGTAATAGCATCCATTGCACATTGTGTACTATCATCTGGTGCGTTCTCGTTATCTGCTTTCAGCTTATCCGTCTGCGCTCTTAACTGCTCGATCTGTGCTTTCTGTAAGTCCGTAGCTTCGCTATAATGCTTATCCAGCCATTTTAGCGCAAACTCTTTGCTGACAAGTTTGACTGCGATACCATCTTTTCCCTGTTTTACTTCCTGAATAAGTGTGCCATCAACATCGCATGACTCTTTCAGGTTAATGACGTTCATCATAAATGTGTTTCCGTTTTTATCCTGCGCCTCTTCCTGCCCGAATGACAGATAATCGGTTACATCCGAATAAGCGATGTCAATCATCTTCTGGAAGTAATCTTCTGTAGAATACATGGTCTGTTTGATCTTTGCATCTTTGATTCTTTGTATCTCTTCTTTTATTCTAGCATTCCCTAGCAATCGTGGACCGTTAGCAGCTGCCGTGAAGTAGTCGCAGCTATATGCTTTTTGATATGCCTTAGTCGCATTGAACCATCTTACATAATATAGACAAAAAAGGCGCTGTTTCTCGGTCAGCTCCTCATTGTTCAGCGTCTCTATTTCTTCTGGTAATAGCTCTGTTTTAGGCGGCTTCTCTATACCATTGTTCTGTTTAGTAACGTTATCTTTCGGAATAGTAACGTTACCTTTCAATTCCTCGTCCCAGTGATCTAATGATTTCCACCTACGAATCTGTGTATCTTGCTTACCTACAGCTTTAGCAATATCCTTTAGCAGCATCTTACCTTTGCTATCAAGATACATCCGCTTAGCTTCGTCTCTGCTGGGACTTCTTTGTCTTGGCATAGATTAACCTCCTTTCGTTATAATTCCACTTCAGTTGACTTTATTTCATCGATATAGCGTGATTCAATTACATTCTTGTTTATCACGCTTTCGTATGCTGCCATTATCTTTGGCATCTGTATAGCCATCCAGTCAATCATTTCTTCGTTCACGGCCCATGCATCATGTGCAGCACTGCTCATGTCTAAACCAGATTCATACAAAAATGCGTGTATCAGCTCATGCCGTAATACACACTTCTGCATTTCTTTTAGATTGTCCGTTTTAAATTCCGCCGGGACGTCTTCTTGTTCGCTGATGCGGATTTCTTTGGTATAGAAATCTGTTTCTCCGCCTCTGCCATCAAGGGAAGGAACATATTTGATTTTGTATACTGTACCTAACACATTTACCTTCATTTCAGATTTTCCTTTATGAAGTTGTTTATCATCTTTGCAATTTCTTTACCGTCGACGGATATGTTTATTTCTTTTTCGTACGGCTGCGCATATACAGGCTCTTTATCACACATGATTGACAATGCCAGCTCCAAACCATTATATAGGCCCTGGTTATAATCGTCATAGCCACCTTTTAAACTGCATTCCTGAATCTTGTGTGCCTCCTCCAGTGATTTGATTGCTGCACCTATATTCATATGTGCTCTGCGCTCCTTTTCCAAGAGGTGTTCAGCCTCTCTTAGCTTATTTGTCAATCTATATATTTCTCGCTCATTATTCCATTTCACATCTCTTAAATGCCTTATTTCTTGTCTTAAATCCATTTTTAATCCCTCCTGATACTGCATATAGCAGCAATCTCATTACGCCTGCGTGCGTTTTCTGCATCCAGCGCCTTACGCTCTGCCTTGTACCATTCGCAGGCTCCGTGACATCCCGGATGGCGTTTAGGGCAGTCTTTACATACTGTGATCATCCTCTAGTACCTCTACTCTAAGATTTATGACACCTACTTCTTCCAGGGATTGATTTATCATGTCACACAGTATCTTATTCAAACTGTTAATAGTAATCTCTTTTGTTTCTGCTTCGATATTTTCCGCGGTGTCACAGTCCATTATGATTCTATACGTCTTTTTACGTCTACCGAAAATCATATATATCATTCCTTTCTGGGTAATAGAAAAGCACGTTTTCTCCTGTATCCCTTATAACGGGCAGTTCTACGTGCTTTGTTTAACAGGCGTTCGGTTAATAGCATACGTCTATGCATCCTTAGCCTCTATAGAGTTATCTGTGCCACATTGTTAAGAGGTGCGATAACTACGTTTTAATTTTAAAGCGCCCTTTTCAGACGCTTTACGCTGGTAAGTCCGCTTAGGATTCCTTACCGCTTTTTCTTTTGGTTATTCCGCCACCAGGGCAACCAATATATCTAACAGGTATTCTCATTAGTATGAGGTCCTTCCCTGTTTTGATATTTTTTTAATTGTGACATACCGCCGTTAAGCCGTACCTACCCACGCATATGCCACTGGCGATTATTTGTACGAACAATCACCTTTAGGAAAGGTTGTTTAGCGATGCGTGCGTACACTTACATCACAGGCCGTTTTTTTTGAACAAGAAGTATCTTCCTGTTCTTTCCATGCTATCATAATATCACGGAAAACCCTTTACTCAGTAAAGACTTTTATTTTTTCAACTGGCTTAGGACTGCTCTATTCATATCTGAATACATAGTAGGCTTACTTCGATTATGATTATACGCTATATCATCATGCTTTTTGTTTCTATCAATGTAACACTCTGTAATCATGTCGACCACCTCACCGTCAGCAATATTATTCAGCACTTTGTTAACAATCACTGTGTCGTACAGTAATGCAGCTCTCTCCAATAAAAGCTCATCCTTCTTTTCAACCAGATAGTGATCCCATACATGACTTGGGTCACCGGCATTCTCCATGATGACATCCTTCATCACGACTGAGCTTACTCCATACATGTCATTCATTATCTCATCATACTTCAACCGATTCGCTTCTATCTTAGACAAGTTTCTATGATAGTTCCGGCATTTGTTATAAAAGTCCTTGCAGATTTCTTTATCTTTCCGCTTCTCTTTCTTCGATTTCATCAATACACCTCTTCCAGATACTGCTGCAGCTCCTCTGCTGTGTAGAATAACAATAGGAGATTGGCTTCATGCAGAACATAAGCATCATAACCATTCACCCTTACTTTGTCGATTTCCACTTTATACTTTTTGGACAATAATGTCGTATACCTCATTCATTTCCCTCCTGTTCATCGCTCCATACAGGTTCGACATAAACAGCACCACCACATCCATAATGGTCAAGGCAGCATATTTTTATATACAGCACCAACAGCCTAGTCTGAAAGCTATTCGGATTTCTGACTACATAGCTTTTTGATATTTGATTTTCGTTATCGTCCTCCGCATAAATACGATATTTAATCACCATCATCACTCCAGTCTAACGATTGCCCACACTTATGACAGAAATTCAAACTATTCACGTTACACTTATTGGCAATGACTGTCTTACATTTCGGGCAGTATGTATGACCTGCTGCGTGCTTAGCAGGTTTGATTCCTGATGCACGTTCAACTAATGATTCCAGTGTCTCCAATCGCTTGATATTCTCTTTGCAATTTTTTTCTATTTCACATGCTGGCTCATATTTCAGTACGCTCCATAATTCGCCATATGCTTTCTGATAATCATTCATTCAGACTGTCCTCCAACTGCTTCCTGATAGATTCTATCTCTTTCTTGATGTATGCCGGTTCCTGATCATTCCAATTCAGCATATCGAGCATGTCATGTCGAATCGTGATAGCATACCCTGGACCATAACCATAGCTGAACCAGAAATTGATTTCTTTGTAAGGTGTCTTTTTGTACGCTCTCAGCTCACCACTCTGGTTTCTCGCAGCATAGCGATAGCCTGCAGCGTATAATTCTTCTAAATCACTTAACTTCGCTTGTAGAGCTTTACGCTCCTGCTCGCTCATTTTCTTTTTCATTCTTCGCCTTCTTTCGATTCAATGGACACCAGTGTGGTGCCCGTGTAATGATGGGTTTATCTGGATGCCCGTAACATACGAAATCATTGACTGCATATTTGCGTGCACTCATATGGTCACAATAATACATCATGCGTCCTTTATGCTCACCGTGGATTTTAAAGTATTTGCAGTTAATGCACTTCTTCATACATATTTCCTCGCCGTGACGCTTCCAGGAACTCTATGAGAGCTTCTTTTATAACTTCTGAAGATGTTTCCTCCAGTTTACTTATTTCAGCCGTAGAGGGCTTCTTTAACACCTCATACACTTCCCATTGATTCATGGTCTTACCTCACTAATGACCTGATTATTCTTATTGTAGGTGATAGGGATATAGCCTGTTGGCCCACTTCGGTTCTTTTCCAACACTAGAGAATAACCGTCATCATCCTGCCATACAAACAGAATCTTGCTCGCGCTCTGTTCGATTTCTCCACTATCCCGCAGCATAGACAGTTTTGGTTTTCCTGATGTTTTAGTGGCATCACGGTTCAGCTGACATAATCCTATGATCGTACAGTTATAATCTAAGCTGATCTTGCGTAGCTCCTTTGCAATTTCTGTCATACGTTCATATGAGTTTCTTGCTCGAGAACCAATAAGCCCAATGTGATCAATAATTACAATGATATGCCTTTTCCCATCATGACTGGCGACCATCGACCGGATAGAATCTATAGACTGGCTCTTGTCAACAACCTCGATAGAACGCTGTGCTATTGAATTGACAGCTCTATTCACATCATTTACCTCTATCTCTGACATTCTTTTGTATGATGCTATGTAGTTTTGGTCAAGTCCGCAGTTAATGGATATCAGCCTCTGATGGAGCTCTTGCGGGACCATTTCCAGATTGAAATACAGGCAATCATATCTCCATGACAGATCATTCAACAGGTTCAATGCAAATCCGGATTTACCTGAACCAGTCGCACCTGCGATAACCATAAAATCATTTTCTTTCAGCCTCAATAAAGAGCCCAACTGCTGATATTTCTTGAAGTAGATGCTTTTCTTATCATCTCTGCATGATTCTAAAAGCTTCTCTGAATCCAGTTTGTAAGACTCTGCAGTATCTAATGTGCATACTTTCTGATATACTGCGTTGTATTCGTCCAAGCTGATACTGTGTTCTTTCAGTTTATCTGATATCTCAACTATTTTACGCTCCTTGAATTTATCAATCACAACACGCTGTATACGCTTGAAATTTTTTATATCTCCTGAATAAGGGATGTCTGAGCACCTTGCATAAAGGTCGATATCAAATCCTGGATAATCGAGCAATGCTTCAATCGTTATGAAGCCGTTTTTCTTGTAGTAATCAAGCATAGCCTTGAAAATATTTTGATATGGTCCTACGAAATGTTCCGGTTCTAAAATAGAAACTGCAAATAACTCATTGTAGACGGAAAGCATACCGATTGCAGTTGCTTGCGCTTCAATCATTGAACTGGTGTTCATAACATTTCCTCCAATCAACCGTTATTAGATTGCATGGAAGCGGAGGTTTCTCATTCTCCGCAATCCACGCATTTAATTTCTTCATGACTTTCTTGTAGTCCTGATCATGCATAATACTATACCAAGCCTTACAGACTTCTTTAAGGTTTCTACCATACATGAAATTAGGATAAATATTCAGAATCGTATTTATGACCTGTGTCATCTCTTCTTTCGTCATTACCAATCACCTGCCTTTATTTCTCTTGATGAAGATGTGTTATACTCATCAACCTCATCATTCCATCGCTCTCCATTCAGCCATGTAGTAGGATAAGGGATATACTGACCATTATTTTTTAACCAGTCAGCTGAAGTGACCTGTCTTTCTAACCCATCCATGATGGACTTATAGATCTGTTCGTTTTTACATACACTGAGGAATTTTATATGAGACTTTTTCTTGTCTCTTTTCTTAGGATACGCTTTCCAAAATTCATTGAATGCATTTTCTCTATCGAATGCATTTTCCAACATCACACCACTATTTTGAGTATCGCAATCAGACGCACTTTGCGCAATTTGCGCATAAGTATTTAAAGTATTATATTCTTTTATATTATTCGTTGTTGCCCTTTTGTGTGCCCTCATCATTGATTCTGGTGTGTCCTCATGTGTGCCCTTCATACATTCAGATGCATTCATTTTATTGATAAACAAGGGGTTTTCATCACATCCGAGGTGTGCCTCATACTGTGCCCTATTTTCATTCCGAGGCGTGCCTTTTTGTGTGCCCTGTTTTTCGTCGCAATTTTGGTATTTATCATAGTTCAATACGACGATAATGCTGTTCATTTTTGCCGGTTTATAGATGATAGCTTCTGCCTTTTCCAAGCGTGATAACCCACCTCTTACCTGTTTATCCGTGAGTCCTGTTTCATGTGACAATCTGCGAATCGATGTTAAAAATGTGCCACGTTTTATCAGTGTGCCATGACTCTCTTTATCCCTCCAATTCGCCTTTATAAGGCAGTGGATGAACAATACTTTTGCCGACACATCTGTATACCATTCACATCGTCCAAATTTACGGAACAGGTATACATAGGATCCGTTTTCCATAATGCATCACCTTTTCAAAAGGAGTTTTCTATCGACTAGATTTTTAAACTCTTTGATTTGAATTTCTCCTGTATCCATGACAGTGATTAGACCAGCTTCTGACAACAATTTGATAGATTTTTTTACAATATGCAACCGAGTGCTTGTAATTTCTGCTAATTTCTTCTCATCATACGGTATTAGTGAGTCACCAATATAACGGACAAGCACCCCTTGATTTCGTAATGATTTTAGACATAATTTGAGATAAAACAGGCAGCATTCTTTTCCATCTTTTTGCTCTTCTATCCATGAAATAGCATCATCTTGAAAGAAGTCTTCCTTTAATTTTATCCAGTAGTATCGTTTTGTTTCTGCCATCTATTACTCCTGTGAAAGCGCGTATTTAATATGCTTTTCTTCTGCTTGCATTTCTGCCAGATGGTGAACCAGAGTGTTTATGTTCTCTTCCATCTTCGTAGCTATCTCTACCGTTTTCGCATACATATCCTCACGGCCGTATAAATCAGCCATGAAGTCTGTAGCAAAGTCGATATGAATATCCTTGCCTGCTTTAATGCTGTATCCCTGTTCGTATTTTGTAACATCGTCAAATAATTCCACGCCGATACGCACAGTGTTATTGCTGTAGTCTAAATTAAGCTTCATTTCTCTTTCCCTCCCTGATGATGTCGTTTCTTTCATCTGATTCAAATTCCGCTTCCTCACCGTTTGTGAACCAGTTTACGTTATGATCGGATATTTCTATCCAGTGCATCTTAACGCCTTGCTGTGAGTCTGTTTCGGGCCATCCTGGACGTATTTCATACCGTACCATCATTTGTTCATTGGTAATCGCCAACACGACGCATTCCAAAGGAAGCCACATGCTCCCGTTATAATACAGAAAGTAAATCGGCGTTTCGCAGCTCATGATATCCAGTATGAACTCTGAACCGTCTTTAGCTATGCTTTCACTTACTCTATACATAAGAATGCCTCCTTAAATGCTGAAAACTCTGCTTCCGGTGCTAACAATTCTGCAATTCTTTCTAGTGTCGCATCATCCAACCTTCTACAGTAGCGTTCTACCATCCAATAGGTAAATACATTCACTCCCACTTTATGCGCTGTATCGCGCAGGGAAAGCCCCTGAATGAGTCGTTTTCTTTTTAAAATCGGATATGTGTTCTTTCGCTCAACATCTGAAACATTTTCAATATTAAGTATCAGACAGATTTGTGTGATGACACCGATTGCAAATTCACTAGTATTATCTTCCAGCGCTTTATACTGCTTCCTGGTAATGCCTAATAATTTAGCCATTGATTTTCTAGAGATACCGAACTCTTTTCTTCTCTGCTTGATTGTCATACCTACCAGCCTTTCTTCAACATCTGTAATGATGTGTCATACAATTCTTCTAAATCGCTATCGGATAATTCGAGCATCATTTTATTGATGTAATTGATCCGGTCTTCTCTGGTAGCAGGCTTGTAATCCTTGCTCTTACGATACTTTTCATTCAATGCGTTTATCTGCTCGTTCGTCATGCCTGATAGCTCCCTTCTGTTTCCGGAATCCCCATAGCTTTTCCATAACCCAAGTAAAAGGCAAGGTCAAATATATCCATTGGATCCATAGCACCATCTAAAATCTCTAGTGCTTCATCCAGCGTGCAATCGTTTTCGGGTAAGACATGAGCCTTAACTTTATCCGCATATTTGCGCAAGCCATTGTTGAGATTCTCTACCTTTGCAGATTCGTTCATAGATGCTTCTGATTCTATCAGTTTACAGATAGCACAAGCAAAACCATCCTCTCTTGCTACTCTAACATCGTCAGCAAGGCGATATACAAGCTCATCGTTCTGCTCTCGTGTTAAAGGTAGATTTCTAATAAATTCACTCGTTGCTTTGAACTGCTGCTTGATTTTCTCATTGTATTCTGGCAGTTCGATAATGATATCGTCAATATTTTGCATTTGGCACCTCCGTAATCAACTCTTGATATTTGCTTCTTAGACGATCAAGTGCATCCCGCTGGATATTCAAAACTGAATAAAGGGCTTCGTCAATAGTTTCATCGTTATTGTATAAATAGCCTTTGATGCCATCCTTCACTACCATTAAAAGCGATATGGACATTTCCAAAGTAATGATTTAATCCTCTAAGTCAAGTATTTCAATTTTCTTCATGATCGCAGCTCCTTAGGAGTCACCTGAACAAAATAATCATCCGGGTCTTCTCCATTTTTTCGTAATTCTTCTCTTGAATCCTCAATTCTCGCGATTAGTTCATCCTGTGTTTCCCCGGTGATTTCCATCATGTCCTGCAGGCTGAAATATTCATGTTCACCAGTTACATTGGAAAACGCCATTCTTAAACCGTTGTAAATCATTGTGTAAGAGAATCCGTGTTTCTCGCCATCTTTGATAAGCCCACTAATTTTCAAACGAGTATAGCCATACTTACCGTACTTGGAAAGCAACTTATCAAGTACCTCATTTCTAGTCATGTAGTACCTCCTGATGCAATGATTTCTCATGTATGCATTGTCTTATAACATTCTGCATTGCAGATTTGATTTCACTGTATCTCTCATATGCTATCGCCTTCCCATCATTAAAGGAAAACTCCATGTTTACATACTCAATACGCAAATCCGATTTCATAAATGCTTTAGCAGCTTCGTAGCCTGCTTTTGCACACTCCCAGATTTCATAAAGCATCGATTCTAATACGGTCATTTCAATGACAACGCATGATTGTTGACTAGGCAACCCTTTATTAAATTGACTCATTCTTCCACCTCCTCGAAAAGTGGATTCTCATGTCTAATCAGACACTTTGTATAATAGGCGATGCAGTATACACATGCTGAAATGCATATGATATCGGCTAAAATACGCATATTTATATTCATTTTCCATTTCCTCCTTGAATATCCAGGAGGTCCCTTGGTATAATATACTCGTGATAGAGTATGGAGGGACCTCCTCCGGATGTTTGGTGATTGCCGTCATTGAACATCCTTTTTCTTTTTACCCTGATGAAAATAATCTTTTACGATTGCTACTGGCAGCACACCTCTTCGGGGCAACCGGTTCTCATCAATCTCATAGATTTCCTTCATTCGTCGCATATGACGATAGGCCTGTGCTTCGCTGATTTCATAAAGCTCTCTGATATCTTTATTGCTATAAAAGAGTTTTTCCATATGCTCATTCTTTAAAATAAACTTTCTTGTTCAAATGCCAGCTGATCAAAGTTATCAGATAGCTTTATACCGAACTGCAAAGATACCTTCTTAAACTCAGTGGCTATTTCTTTTGGTGACTTCCCTAAGTCTTTCATCACTGTTCTTTGAATCCTCTGATAGCTGGCCAACGCTTCTAATGGAATATCTTTGAAATCCGGAACATGTATTCCGGGCATCGCATAATAGCCGTTTGCTCTTACGCTTGGGACTATTTCATCAAATATCCAACTTGCATACTTTTTAGCCTTGATCTGAATTTCTTTGTTTCTACTTTGCTTAGATGCTGATACAATCAGGCGATGTACATTTCCCTCTGTAATAAATTTCACTTCCTGCTTTCTGCCTAATGAATCTGTGAGGGAACAAGTTGTTACCCCATCTTCTTCACAATGATCTGTAACAGCCTTTTTAGGATTTGAATATCCTAACGCCTTAGCAACATCACTTCCGCAAAAATAAGGCTTACCATCAATAATTGTTGTTCGTACTTCGCCGAACTCGTCGTTTTTAAAAATTTGTAATTCTGCCATTTCTAGGCCTCCTTTCTATGTATTGAATTCACCACATAATTTGTTGACAAAGTAAATCTGTCCTTTTCCGGTAATCTTTGTTGTTTTAGTGATTCTCACACTGCCATCCGGATTGTTGACTGTCCGCTCTTTAATTTCCATGAGGCCTAAATCCATAGACTTCTGTGTTGGCATGTTGTAATTCTCACCTTTTGAGCAAAGATATCCTTCCTCTCTCATCCAAGCGAATAATCTATTCTGTCCCATATCACGACCATTCTGCTTTATGAGCTTAGCTAATTGTCCAATCAGAATACTATCGTCACTCGTTTTTACAGCACTTGCGAACAATGCCAGAGGTTTCATTTCCTCATTTTCTATACGCAGTGTCTGTAATTCTCTTTGTGACATCTGCAATGCTCTTGCCATGACTTTCTGTGGGCTGTTCCAATCATTTTCCAGTTGGATGAAATACTGTCTTGCCTGTTTGCCTTTTTCGTTACGCTGAATCATAGCGATTTCTTTCGCCATTTCAATAGTAATCTGATAATCAGTAGCCGGTCGACCTCCTGTACTTTCTTCCAAAAATGGAACAAAGTCTTTTGCTTCCTCAAATCCATATTCGCACATACGTCTGAACCATGTTGTGAAATTACTTTCAATTTCCAAGAATCCATGTAAATCTCTTGCCAGTACCGTTATACGGTCGTTGTCGTGTTGTACTTTGATTAGTTCTTCCATTCAATACCTCCTATGCTTCGCATTTCTCTTCTTTTGTTATGTAAACTTCTTTTTTTTCACTAGCAGTATCGAGGGGCACCTTTGAAAGGTGGTCCTTATTCAATCTACTCTTTGTTTTATCTGTTCTTGCTAAATCTGTGAGGGAACAATTTGTTACCCCACCCTACTCAAAGTCCATAGGGATTAGTGCATATGCTAATTGCTGATTTTTCTTTTTCTTCTTGCCTAGTAAATCAGATGGAATATCCATGCCTAATTGACGATTAAGCTTTTCGTACAATTCCACAATCTTTTCAGGATCTCCGTTTGCATCACGCAACGCTCTTCCCCATTCTTTCATCAAATTTGCCAATTCTCCTACTGATGTAGCTTTAGTTGAGTAAGATTTAATGAAATCAGTTTGCTTCCTAAAGAAAGACTTCGCCAATACCTCAGCGCATTTGTCTTGATACAATTCAAGCATTTCTGCTAATCGTGGGTTCTCTTTCTTGATTTTTGGCGTGATATTGATTTTCGCTAATGCTAAGGGAAGTTTCATAATGTCGATGCACCAGGCATCCTTCCCTGTTTTCAAACCTAATTCGGTACCCGAAAATTTTAGGGTACCTTTTCCCAAAACTACATCATTGACCATGCGATCTCTTTGATACTCAATCTGCTTTTCATCAAAACCAATACCTCTTAATACATTGTTGATCGCGGTAAACACTTTACCTGTAGCCGTTTCTTGCACTCCTATTAGTTCTGAATCATAGAAGTCCACTTTTTTAATTTCTAGTTCTGTCATTCCTAGTCCTCCTCTCTTATAGTGATTTAAAATCACCACTCAGTTAAAAAAAATTGACTTATCCTTTAAATGAAGTAGCTTATATAGAAAATCTATTTCACTAGCTTTAAACTCAGTAATATTATTGATTTTCTTATACAAGCCCATTTCTGATAAGCCCATACGAGCAGCTACTTCACGTTTTGTGTAACCAGCACGCTTTATAGCTATTTCCAATTCTAAAGTGTTAGTCACAAAATCACCTCCCTGCGTGATTTTTAATCACCGCAAAAATATAATACCATGAGTGTGATTTAAAATCAATACAATTGTTTAAATTTATAACTTTTTGTTGATTTTAAATAAACCAGGTGATACTATTAAGGTAAGGAGGGAAAGACCATGTTAAAACTATATGAGAATATAAGAAATAGGCGTGAGGAATTAGGCATGTCTCAACAAGACCTTGCAGACCTGTTAGGATACAAATCAAGATCAACAATAGCAAAAATAGAATCCGGCGATAATGATATACCACAATCCAAAGTTATGGCATTCGCAGAAGCATTGCAAACAACACCAGCTTATCTTATGGGGTGGCGTACAGATAATAATTTTTCTAATAACTTAAAATATCTTGCACAGCAATCGGATATGACATATAGTATTCTCGCTAAAAAAACAAATATAGATTTACGGAGAATCATTAAATTAGTGGAGAACAGAGATGACCCAAATGTAAAAGAAGCATCTGAAATAGCAAAGTATTTCAATATTTCATTAACAGATTTACTAGAAAAGAAGATGGCATCCTTTGATTATCATTCTGATGAATATGGTAATGATAACATGACCAGACTTGACGAAATAGAGCAAGAATTCGGTTATGGTATTAGGCGTATAGTAGAATTATGTTCTGATCTTAATGTAGACGGTATAAAAAAGGTAACTGATTATATAAATGATTTGAATGATGACTATTTTATGAAATGAAAAAGGCAGAATCTGCCTTAAAAGAAATATTTTACAGCGTGTGTTATAGGGATAGAAAGAATTTCTATCCCTTTTTGCATTTCTGATGCTAGAAATCCGCCATCTTTACCTAGCATTCTTTCCTGCAGCTCTTCAAAGCTTATCCCTAGTCTTCTTGCGAACTCCTGCTGTGATCCGCATACCTGAGCGATGCGATTGTTCAGCAGATTGTAATTAAACATCATACCCCTTCTTTCTTGTAATAGCACATATATAATAAAACAATGGAATTGTCGAATTCTATCATAAATTGACTTGTTCGATTTTTTCAGTATCTTCGACATATTTTGCATAAGGCTTATGCTATGCAGCCGCCTGAGAGAACAGAGCTTTTACAGCTTCTACACCCTTAGCGTTGTATTTGAAAGTAGATACCTGTTTATGTGAATTAGGCGATTTATCAAAGAACCACATTCCATATTCGGATTTTGTGTCTTCATCCGTAGGACGAATACCTGCAGCTTTCGCTTTCTTTCCTACGGTATTCTTATTGCTACCAACCATTTTAGCGATTTCTGTAGCTGTATAATAACGTTCCTGACATTCTGGTAGTGGAAGAACTTTTTCGCCTGTTAAGACCTCTGATGCATAGCTGTTACAGATTTGCTGATACGTTTGGTTATTAGGTACACGATCTCCGAGCTTTAGCCAGATAGAAGCAACTCGCGCTTTAGCATTCATAGCTTTTGCCTGAGCAATGAGAAGTTTATCTGCAGCTGTATTGACCTGGCCTGTCTCACCATGCTTTACACGAAAGTATGTATCTTCCAGATTATCAAACTGTTCCCATGCCTTATTGGTGTCCAGAATTTTGCAGTGACGATCAGCACCCCTCTCTGTCCATAAAATTAGCTGCGGGGCGTATTTTAAAGCTTGCCCAATTCCATTGGGTAAGCTGGCCTTAAATCGTTTAAGGTCATTCCCTGTTAAAATATGGTAATGCTCACCTTCCGTAAAACGTTCTTTATTATTCGCAAAATTCATCTGAATGTTCTTGGCATCAGTTTCATAAACCTCAGCCAGTTGCTGGGTTGTTAATACTCGTTCATTGCTGAACTCAACTACTGTTGGAGTATGCATATTACATCACCTCCTGAATCAAAACAGGGCGTGATAGACGCTCATCTGCATATCGGTGAGCATAGTCAGAATCATATCCGATATAATCGTGAAATAAGAACAATAAACGTTCTGACAATGCATCTTTATTTTCGTATTGTTCGTTGAATGACTCTATCACTTTATAATCGTCTTTTACCTCGACTTCGATATTAAAATAAAGATCCTCAGTCAATCTTCCTGTTACATCCAATCTAGGGCTACAAAAGCATGTTTCCCCTACTTCCATGTTCAGTAGTTCGCTGAATGCTTCAACGATCATGTATTGAGCAAAGTAATCACGATTCTGTTTCAAAAATTCATCTATAGCAATATTCACTACTTCATCCAGTGTCCGGTTTGTATACTTCGCCAGCAGTTCGATATCTGCTTTTACATTGGCATTTAGAGATAATGCTGTGGTTTCTATTACGTTTCTTGTTAATTTCATAATGTTCTCCTTTGGTGGTCTTTGCCACATTCTAATTAAATTTGCGGGAACCACAAAGGAATATACTCGCGTATAGTTCCGAATCGGATACAAAATGCTTGCATAAATTGCCGAATCGGTGGTAAAATACACATGTACAGCCTTTATGGTTGTTGTCGTGTTTGCACTTGCTGATTCTTGGTCGGATTAGGAGCAAGTGCTTTTCTTTTTGATTAGTAATAAATCACCAATATCACAATCAAAGTAATCACACAAAGTCTCTAGTGTATCATTTGTAATACTCTTGCATCTCTTGTGATATATGTTGGTAAGCGTTGTTCTTGATATTCCTGTATTCTTACATACAGTGGTAATATTTTCCAAACGCTCTGCCATCCTTATTGCCAGTGTATTATCAATCATTCAATCACCCCTTTCTTGCACATACTGTTCAGATATTTGAACAATATGTATCAAATGATACATTGATATTATAGCACTATTTTTTATCATGTCAACAAATTTAAATAGAAAAAGTTGCCATATTGTCCAATATGTTGTACAATACGATTAGAAAGGTGGTAGTTTTAAGATGATTGCATGTAATTTATCAGTACTCTTAGCTGAAAGAAAACTAAAGATAGCGCAAGTGTCAAAAGCCACAGGTATATCACGCACTACTCTAACTTCGCTTGCTTTGAATAATGCAAAAGGAATTCAATTCGATACGTTAAATTCCCTGTGTACATATTTAGAAATAACTCCTGACCAATTGATAAAGCATACTCCTTTTGAAATCCTAGTGGAAAAAATTGAAGATGACCCTGACCTTTCAGAGGATAATGCAAGACGCTCTGATGCTCTTATTTATTTCAGAGTGATATCGAAATATGATGATCGTTTAATTAAATTAAGTTTCGGAATATATAAAGAAAATTTTATTGAAAATACCTACATGTATTATATAAAGTTTCATCCCTTATATAATAAATCGGTTGATGAAAAACGACAATCAATATATGACATATTTTATCTAAACAATTTGTTAGATGATTCAAAAAACCCTTATCAATTTAAAGAGAATTTCATGTCCAAATGCTGTAAAGCTATTGAAAAAAAATTTAACCTCTGTGATGAGTCCCCTATAATGAGAATTGGTTGGGATCTAGGTCCTTGGAAAATTGTTGACGGAAAAATCATTGGATTTCCAGAGTGATATCTAAAAAAATAGGGCAGCCCTACAAAGAGCTGTC